TGACCAAGTGATTGAATTGTACCAACAAGCCACAGATAAGCAATGGAATGATGGAGTAAAATACAGGACTTTAGATCTATGACAAAGGCGGAGAAAGAACACTATGACAAAGTTGCCAGACTTGGGTGCAGTCTATGTAGACATCTCGGATATGAAGAAACCCCTTGCGAAATTCATCATATCAGACGAACAATGCCAAGAAAATCAGCACCAGTTATCGGACTATGTCCAGAGCACCATAGGGGAAATGCAGGAGTTCATGGACTTGGTAGAAAAGCATTTGAAAAAAGGTATGGACTAACTGAAGAAGATTTATTAGAGACAACACTAGGATTGTTATGAAAGCCATAGTTATTGCAACCAAAACAGGAAGATGCTTACCAGTCCTACTAGAGTCAATTAACCAATATGTCCCAGATGATGTAGTCATCTACACAGCAGGTTATGACCATATCTTGCAAAACCACAGAACAATCACACTACCCAATGACTTTGATAACTTTGGTGACTCCTACAATGCTGTAGTTGCCGAGGCATTTAAAGAGCATGATGAAATCATTGTGGCTAATGACGATATTGTTTTAACACCACACTCATACCTATTACTAGATCAGGATGTCAAAAGACTAAAAGACCATTTGGCTGCTAAAAGTCACAAATTAGGATGGGTAGCTAGTCGATCTGATTATGTTAGAGAAGCCCAAAATATCAGGTTTGGTACAAAAAGAAATGGTGACAAATACCAAGAAGAATATTGCATACAAGAGGTAGATATTATTTCTCCGCTATTTGCTTATATATCTAAAGATGCTTGGGTAGATTTTAAGCCAATTAATTGGTATAGTGATGACATCCAATGCCTAGAAATGTTATCTATCGGATGCCAAAATTTCATAGCTAGAAGCTATGTCCATCATGTTGGATCACAGACTATAGGCATGGATAACAATAAAAACCATTTAGAAGCAAAGGCTTGGATAGATAGAAATATGCCAGAATTTAGCAAGGAGTTCTTTAAGTGAATATCCATGAGAGATTACTCAACTGGTCATACTATGTAACACTATGGCTAGAAGATCCATCTCCAAAGCAGCCTACAACCTGTCATTCTTTTGAGAAGAACTACACACCAGAGCTAGGCAATGTTATGGAAGAAGATTACCCTGATATGCCGAGTATTGACTGGAAGGATGGTGAACTAGTAGAGTCTTGTATGAAAGACCTTCCAGAACACCATAGAAGGGCTTTAAAGGCATTTTATGTCAGCCACCCATACCAGAGTAACCATTCTATCGCTAACTACCTTAGAATCAATGTAAAGAAACTAGAGAATGACCTACAAGAAGCCAGAACAAGAATTAGCAAAGAGCTCAATCGGAAACTATCAAGAGACAAGGCTGTGCGATAACTGTCGAACAAAAAAGCCAAAACACACAGGATACTTCCAAAAATTCAATAATGGACTGAACCAAAGGTGGATTTGTAGGGATTGTAAAGAAAAAGTAGAGTAAAATAAGACAAAAGCCCTAATAGCTGGACACTAAAAGGGCTTTCTAAACAAACCAACTAATGAGGAGTTGATATGTATGCACAAATTTTAACAAAAGAATTGTTAAATGAAAAATTTGAATACAAAGATGGTTTTTTGTATTGGAAAGAAAATTACTGGAAAAACCTAATAGGCTCTCTTGCTGGGACAGTATCAAAGAATGGTTATAGGAGAGTCAATGTCAATGGTAAACAATATTTAGAGCATAGAATAATTTGGCTTATGCACTATGGAGAATTACCAAAAATTATTGATCATATAGATAACAATCCACTAAACAACAAAATAGAAAATCTAAGACAGGCAAATTCTCAACAAAATTTGTATAACTCTAAGATTTCTAAAAGAAATAAATCAGGTGTAAAGTGTGTGTCTTGGTTAAAAAAATTAAACAAGTGGCAAGTATCAATCTCTGTTGATGGTAAGAAAAAATATTTTGGCTGTTATTTTGATCTTGAGGTAGCTAAATTTGTAGCAGAAACAATGCGATATAAATATCACAAAAACTTTGCCAATTCTTAAAAATTGTAGTAAGATTTTGCTTGAGGCAATCCGCCTTGATTTTTTCATTTTCTCCTTCACAGAGAATTTAGCCCATTAAGTTGGGCTTTTTTTTAGGAATTTTTATGGACAAGACAACAATCATGGTCGGTCTACTAGGCGGTAAGCCTAAAATGGCTGAGAAAAAAGAGGGTGGACTTCTTGAGAGTGATGTCTCTGCTTGTCCATTGGCAACACAAGACAAAGTTATCAACGAAGGTAACAAGCGCAAAGCGGTAGTAGTCGCTAACTATACAGACAAGCCAGTAGCTAAGTGCATGGATTGTGAGTATTTCTGTCCTTCCAAAGATATGCCGACTTGTGGCATGGGTAAGGGAATGGGCTTCTGCGACAAGTTCGAGTTTATGTGCAGCGAAAAGAATGGCTGTGATGAGTTCGAAGTAAAAACAGAAGAAGATATGGAATATGAAATGGAAGATGAATATGAAGAATAGTCTCTACGGTAATATTCATGCGAAGCGCAAGCGGATCGCTGCTGGATCTGGTGAAAAGATGAACAAGGCTGGCAGTAAGGCTGCTCCTAGTGCTAAAGACTTCAAGGCTGCTGCTAAAACAGCCAAACCATACAAGGCTAAAAAATGAACAAAGCTCAGAAGAAAATCGGCAAAGTAATGGGTGAATATAAAGAAGGCAAGCTACACTCTGGTAAAGGTGGCAAAGTTGTTAAAAATCCTCGCCAAGCGATTGCTATCGCTATTTCTGAAGCAGCTAAATCAGCTCGCTACAAGAAATGAAAGTAAGAGAAGCTGCAAAGATTCTTGAGAGAATTGGTGTAGAGGGATTTAATCGACCTAAAAGAACACCAAATCATCCTACTAAAAGCCATGTTGTTGTAGCTAAAGAAGGCTCAACTACCAAGACAATCCGATTTGGGCAGCAAGGAGTATCAGGTTCACCAGCTAAAAAAGGTGAGTCCGAGGCTGATAAGGCAAGACGAAAGTCATTTAAGGCTAGACACTCAGCCAATATTTCTAAAGGCAAGATGAGTGCAGCATACTGGGCTGACAAGGTTAAATGGTAGTAGTTCACTTAAAGAACTTGCAATCACAATGGGATAGCTTGGCAGAGAAAGACTTATTTTTAAGCCATTTATATCCATATTTATTAGACTTAGCAGATGAGCTGCATACTGATAATATACAGTTTATAGGCGATAGACCAACAATACACTAATGGCTCATCAACAACAATTTGACTTTGTTAAGACAGTTAGGGATAAGTACCCAGAGTCATTTAATAAGGCTAAAGTCTTAGAAGTCGGTAGCTTAGACATCAATGGCTCGGTAAGGCAGTTTTTTACAGACTGCGACTATCTAGGCATAGATGTAGGTGAGGGCAAGGGAGTAGACCTAGTCTGCCAAGGACAAGAGTTCCAAGGCAAAGCATTTAGTTTTGATACAGCCATATCCTGCGAGTGTTTTGAGCATAATCCTTATTGGATAGCGACATTCGAGAATATGCACAGAGTAGTAAAGAAGGGGGGATTGGTAATCATGTCATGCGCCACTACTGGTAGAGCAGAGCATGGGACAAAAAGAACAAGCCCAGAAGATGCTCCTTTAGTAGAGTGGGATTACTACAAAAACCTGACAGAAGCAGATTTTAAAGAAAAGTTTGATTTAGATAAGATGTTCTCAAGGTATGAGTTCTCTACAAATAGTCAAACTCATGATCTATATTTTTATGGGATTAAGAAATAATGGCACAAGCACTCTTAGGCGGTTTATTACCAGCCATCTATTCTGGAGCAGACCAGCTCAAGAGAGGAGTCTATGGTCTTTTGACTAATCCACAGGAACAAGCAGAAAGAGCTGCACAAAGCCTATTGCAAAGCAGAGCAGAAAGACAGGCTCTAATGGCTAGGACTTTTGCTAATCCTGAGAGACCATTCCAAGTAACAGATCAGGCTGGTTTGGCTCAATTAGGTAATGATGTATTGATGGGTGAGCTAGGAATTGCGCCAGTAGGTATGACAGTATCTGTTTCAAAAAAGATTCTTGACTTTAACAACCCTAAAGATTTTGCAAAAGTTAAAAAGACTTTAGGTGAAAAAGCCACAGAGTTTGATGTTGCTAACAAGATAGCTCAGAAAAATGCTGCTTTACCTGTAGAGGAAGGTGGCTTGGGTTTAGCAAAGAACAATACTTCTGCCGATAGAGCAAAAGCTCTTGGATACGATACTCCTGTATATCATGGCACAAATGCTACTGACATCAATGCCTTTAATGTTGAGGGCAAAGGTAAAACATCAGGCGCAGGAGCTTTTTTAACTACAAATCCAACAGCAGCAGAAACTTATGTATCAGCATCTGGTGAAGGCAACATATTGCCATTGCTTATGAAAAATGATGATTTCTTAACAGCTAATGCTAGAAATAGAAATTGGGCTGATATATGGACTGACCAATTAGCAGCAAAGTCAAAAGGTAAAAGATATAGTTTAGATGACTTAGGTTTAGATAAATATTCTGCAACATCAACAGATGAGCTAGGAATGTTAGCTAATGAATTAGGTCTAAAAGGCGCACAAATTAAAAATGTTCGAGATTTAGGAACAAATAGCCATGTAATGAGAGCAAAGGATTATTTGCTTGAAAAGTACGGAATTGTTCCAGATAGCACTTGGTCTAATGTAACTGGAGAACAGTTTTCAGAAGCTCAAAATGCTATGAAGAAGTTTTATGAGTCACAGATAGCAGATGTTTATGCAATTCAAGACCCATCATTAATTAGAAGTAAGTTTGCTGCTTTTGACCCTGCAAGAAGGGGTGATGCAAGCATATTGGCTGGAGCTTTACCATTTAGTCTTTTATACGATATAGAGGACAAATAAGAAATACTGTTGTATTATTGCAACATCATCAACCAATAACCGTTTGGATTGGAATGGAAAACAGTAGCGAAAACAACAATTTGCCTATTGAAACAAAATCTGTAGGCGCACCCAAAGGCAATGATAATGCTAGGAAGGGTAGACTATTCTTTGACCAGCTTAGAAAAGAGCTAGTCCAAGAAGATGCAATCAAATTAAGAATGATTGCTAAGAAGCTAGTAGAGGCTGCTCAAGATGGAGAGCCTTGGGCTGTAAAAGAAATCATGGATCGAGTGGATGGTAAAGCTATTCAAGTTACAGAGATGTCTGGCTTGGATGGTGGAGCAATCGAGACAGTAACTAGCATCAATATCAATTTAAAGAAGCCTGAATGAGTGAACTCAATCTAGAGTTACCAGAGAAGATGAGCTTCTTGTTTGAGCCACACAGATACAAGGTGGCTTATGGTGGTCGAGGTTCAGGAAAGTCTTGGGGTGCTGCCATAGCTTTGTTAGCTTTAGGCGCACAGAAGCCATTAAGAATACTATGTGCTCGAGAGTTTCAGAACTCTATTAGCGACTCGGTTCATGCCTTGTTAGCAGACCAGATTAGAAAGCTCAATTTAGAGTCATTCTATGAGGTACAGAACACAGCAATTTATGGTAAGAATGGGACAGAGTTCTTGTTTGCAGGTCTGAAGCACAATGTCACAAAGATTAAGTCTTTTGAAGGTGTTGATGTCTGTTGGGTAGAAGAAGCACAGACTACTTCTAAGTCTAGCTGGGATGTATTGATTCCCACAATCCGTAAAGAAAACTCAGAGATTTGGATTACTTTCAACCCTGAGTTAGATACAGACGAGACTTACAAGCGGTTTGTAGTAGTGCCACCAAGCAATGCCAAAGTAGTTAAGGTTAATTACTCTGACAATCCTTGGTTTCCTAAAGTCTTAAGAGACGAGATGGAAGATCTAAAGTCTAGGGATGTAGATGCCTACCTGAATGTTTGGGAAGGTAATACAAGACAGGTTCTAGATGGTGCAGTCTATGCCAATGAGCTAAGAAAGGCTCAAGAAGATAACAGAATTAAGGATGTGCAAGTAGATAAATCAATCCCTGTAAGCACCTTTTGGGACTTAGGGTGGGCTGATATGACATCTATTTGGTTTGTTCAGACAGTATCAGGTGGAGAGGTCAGAATCATAGACTTTTACCAAGACTGTCAAAAACCGATTGACCATTATGTGCAAGTGCTTCAGAATAAGGGGTATACCTACAGGGATCATTGGTTACCTCATGATGCAGAACACAAGAATATGACAGGTCGAAGCACTAAAGAGATTATTGAAGGCATGGGATTACCAGTTAGGATTACTCCTAAACTGTCCATTGCTGATGGTATCAATGCAGCTAGAATGTTAATGAACAGATGCTACTTTGACCAGAACAGATGTGCTGAAGGCTTGCAAGCATTAAGACATTACAGATATGCTGTAGACCCTGATACCAAGATGTTTAGTGATAAACCATTGCATGACCAGCACTCCCATGCTGCTGATGCTTGGCGGTATGTTGCAGTAGGGCTTGATGAGAAGCCTAATGAATGGAACAGGTCAATTAAGATTAATACAAAGTGGATCGTATAAAATGAACCAAGAAACCCTTAAAGGCATACTAGAAGCTGAGATTGATAACTCTCTAGGATATATTCAAACAGAAACTACTGACGAGAGAACAAGAGCTCTTGAATACTACAATCGTGACCCTTATGGTAACGAAGTAGAGGGTAGATCTCAGATTGTTACTGGTGAAGTAGCCGAGGTAGTTGATGGTGCATTGCCACAATTACTAAGGGTTTTCACTCAGTCAGACGAGATGGTTCGATTTGAGCCTAGAAGTGCTGGTGATGAGGAGAAGGCTAAACAGGCTACCGAGTATGTCAATTGGGTACTAAACCATGATAACTCAGGTGTAATTCTGTTCCATAACTGGTTCAAGGATGCCTTGCTACAGAAGAACGGTATCGTCAAGGTTTACTGGGATGAGCAGACTGATGTAACAAAAGAGAAGTATCAGGATCTTAATGAAGAAGAATTAACCATGCTTTTGGCAGACCCAGAAGTAGAAGTGGTTAATCAAGAGATGGTAGAAGTATCTCCTGCAAGTTTAGACCCAATGACAGGTATGCCTATTCCACCTGTGTTTTCATACAGCGTTAAGCTAAAGCGCACCAAGAAGAATGGCAAGGTCATTGTTGAGAATGTCCCACCAGAGGAGTTCTTAATTTCTAAGAGAGCTCGCACTATTGCTGATGCTCCTTTTGTAGCCCACAGAAAGCTAACAACTCGAAGCGAGTTAGTGGCTATGGGCTTTGATAAGAATATAGTTGAAAACCTACCGTCTTATTCAGATTTAACCTATTCTGAAGAAAGAGTAGCTCGATTCCCTAGAGGTGAGATGCCTGATGAGCAGTCAAGCCTAGACCATTCTATGCAAGATGTAGAGGTTATGGAGTGCTACTTAAAGGTGGATATGGACAATGACGGTATTGCAGAGCTCCGCAAGATTGTCTATGCAGGTTCAGAGATCCTAGATAATGAGGAAGTGGACTTTGTACCATTTGCCTCAATCTGCCCTATTCCTATGCCACACAAGTTCTTTGGTCATAGCTTGGCAGACAGAGCAACAGACTTGCAATTGATTAAGTCTACAGTTACTCGCCAGATCCTAGACAACCTTTACCTTACAAACAATGCTCGCATGGGTGTTGTTGAGGGTCAAGTAAACCTAGATGATATGTTATCCGTTACAGCAGGTGGGGTAGTTCGCATTAAGAATCCTAATGCTATTGTTCCATTGACAGTACCATTGAGTGCATCTCAGTCATTCCCAATGTTGCAGTATCTAGACCAAGTTCAGTCTAAGCGCACAGGTGTGAATGATGCTCAACAGGGCTTAGATCCTAATATCCTACAAAACACTACTGCTACAGCAGTCGCAGCAATGCAGTCAGCAGCAGCAGGTAAGATTGAGTTAATTGCTAGAGTATTTGCTGAAACAGGTGTAAAAGACCTATTTGAGAAGATTCTTCATCTTTTATGCAAGTACCAAGATAAGGCTAGAATTATCCGATTAAGAGGAAAGTATATCTCTATTGACCCAAGAGAATGGGTGAATGGCTTTGACATCTCAATCAATGTTGGTCTTGGAACTGGTAACAAACAAGAGCAAATGGCTATGGTGGCTATGGTTCTACAGAAGCAAGAGCAGATTCTCCAGAGTCAAGGCTTAAACAATCCATTGGTAACCATTACTCAGTATCGTCAGACATTGGGTAGGTTCATTGAAGCTGTTGGCTATAAGGATTCAAGCGAGTTCTTCAAAGAGATTCCACCAGAGTTAGAGCAAGCCATTGCCAACCCACAACCACAGCAAGCTCCTGTAGATCCTGCGGTTCAGGCTTATATGGCTCAAGCCCAAGCTCAGATGCAGATTGACCAAGCTAAGGCACAGCAAGAAATGCAGTTAGCACAGCAGAAAGCAGAAGCGGATTTAGTGTTGCAACAGCAGAAGGCACAAGCAGAGATTCAATTGAAGCGAGAGAAGGCAATGGCTGACTTAGAGCTAAAGACTGCTGAGTTCCAAGCTGAAGCCCAATTAAAGGCTATGCAAGTTGGCGCACAATTAACTAATACTCCTAATATTCCTAATTTATGAACAAATCGGAAAGAGCCAGAGTATTTTTAAATGACGAGTTTTTCATGGAGCTTGTGGAAAACCAAAAACTGTTGTATAAAAACAACATATTTAATAGTTTAGAAGATGATATTGAACTGAGAGAGAAGTCTCTTATTAAATACAGGGCTATTGAAGAACTCTTATCTAGCATCCAAGCTATCGCAGACGATAAGCAGATTAAAGATAAGAAATGGAAAATTTTGTAAACAACCGAAAGGTAAAAAATGAGTGAAAACACCAATCCGCAAGGAAGTGTAACTGTAGGTCAAGCAGCTAATGCATTTTTGTCTTTGATGGACTCACCTACTGAGGAAGCGAAAGCTCAACCAGAGGTAGACCAGCAAGAGCAAGAATCTGAGGAAGTTGAATATTCAGCAGAATCAGAGGAAAGCTCAGAGGACTACACAGATGAAAATGCAGAAGAAACTGAATACCAAGAAGAAGAAACCGAAGAACCACAGCGATTCAAAGTCAAAGTAGACAATGAGGAGATTGAGGTCACCTTAGAGGAGCTTCAACAAGGTTACAGTCGCACAAAAGACTATACAAAGAAAACTCAGGCTTTGGCTGAGACTCGCAAGGCTGTAGAAGCCGAGAAAGCGAGAATCGAAGAAGCAAAGCAGTTGCGAGATACTTATGCTCAAAGACTACAAGTAATCGAACAGATGCTCAATCAGCCTGCTGACAATGAGAATCTAGCCGAATTAAAGGAGTCAGACCCAATTGGTTATGCCATTAAGGTCGCAGAGAGAGCAGAGAGAGAAAAGCAATTGCAAGCGGTACAAGCTGAAAAACAGCGAATTGCTCAACAGCAACAAGCAGAACAGCAAGAGTACCTAAAAAGCCATTTGGCTCAAGAGGCACAAAAGCTCAAGGAGTGGATTCCTGAGTTTAGAGATGAGGTAAAGGCAGACTTGGCTCGCAAAGAGATTAGATCCTATGCAAAGTCAATCGGCTTCTCAGACCAAGAACTAGCTAATGTATATGATGCAAGAGCTGTTCAGACCCTCTACAAAGCCATGCAGTATGAGAAGTTGATGAAGGGCAAAGGGGTAGCCAACAAGAAGGTTACTGAAGCTCCTAAGACTTTGAGAGCTGGAGTAGCCCAACCACAGGGAAGCTCTGAGCAAGAAGCAATGAAGAAGCAACATCAAAAGCTCCGCCAAACTGGTAAGAAGCAAGATGCTGCAAAACTATTTGAAAAATTTATTTAAAGGAAATTAGAAATGCCTACATATACAAGATATGATGCTGTTGGTGCTCGTGAAGATCTAAGCGATATTATTTATGACATCTCACCACAAGATACTCCTATTATGAGTTCTATTGGTAAGACAAAAGCAACTGCTGTTTACCATGAGTGGCAAACTGACAGCTTGGCTTCAGTAAACACAAGCAATGCGCTTGTTGAAGGTGCTGATGCTACTGCTGCTACTTTGTCACCAACTACTCGTATTGGTAACTACACACAGATCGTTGGTAAGACTGTGCAAGTTTCTGGTACTTTGGAAGCTGTAGACAAGGCTGGTCGTAAGTCTGAGAAGGCTTATCAATTGGCTAAAGCATCTGCTGAATTGAAGCGAGACATTGAAGGTATCATCACAGCTAACCAAGGTCAGTCTGCTGGTAATAGCACAACAGCTCGTGTTATGGGTTCATTGTTGTCTTACATCAAGACAAACACAAACAAAGGTTCAGGTACAACTGCTGGTGCAGATCCTACAACTATCGGTGTATCAACTCGTACAGACGGTACAACTCGTACTTTCCAAGAGTCTATGCTTAAAGATGTAGTTGCTAAAGTGTTTACTTCTGGTGGCACACCATCAACATTGTTTGTTTCTCCAGCATTGAAGCAAGTTGTTTCAGGTTTTGCTGGTTTGTCAGCTCAACGCTACAATGTAGCTACAAGCGGTCAAGCTACAATTTTGGCTGGTGCAGACCTTTACCAGTCTGACTTTGGTGTAATCAGCATTGTTCCTAACCGTTTCATGCGCACTCGTGATGCTTTGGTACTTGATCCTGAATATGCAGCATTAGCATATTTGCGCCCATTCCAAACTATCGAATTGGCTAAATCAGGTGACTCAGACAAGACTCAAATCTTGGCTGAATTAACTCTTGAAGTTCGCAATGAAGCAGCTCATGGCGGTGTATTTGACTTGTCAGCAAGTTAATAAGTGAGTAGAATTGGGGGTAGGGAAACCTACCCTCATTCTTGGAGATTTAATGTCAAAGTTACTGGGTAATTTTGGGGAAAATAAAACTGCTTTCTCGGATGGAGAAGGTGGTCTTATTATTGAAACAAAGCTAGACCTAAGCGAGTTTGCAGAGGCTACCAAGAAGTCATATAACGAGAATAGTGGGTCTACTGGGTGGGGTGATACACCAATAGATAAAAGAAACCATATAGCTACTATTCCTGCCGAGATTATTGGTGAATTGAATAAAAAAGGCATTATGAAGGGCTATCATGTTATTGATATGCCAGCACTAAAAAGATGGCTAAATGACCCTGAGAACAGAGTTTTTAGGACTAGAGGCGGTACTATTTAATGGCTACTATTGCAATCTGCATCCCAGCTAGAGGACAGATGGAAGTAGGAACAGCTTTTGACCTAGCTAGAATGGTCAATCATGTCGCAAGAAATACAGAACACCAAGTCAATTTATATACCTCAATGGGTACTCTGATATTTGACCAGAGAAACAATATGGTCGAGTCAGCCCTAGAAGAAGGTGCAGATTATGTCCTGTTTATTGATGCTGATATGAGATTCCCTAAAGACACTCTTGAAAGGCTATTGAGCCATAACAAGGGGATTATTGGGGTAAATGCGACAACTCGATCTACACCAGTCAAGGCTACTGCTAAGACTTTAGAGATTGAGGAAGATGGAACTTGCAACTGGAAGCAAATATCTTCTAAGAATAAGACAGGGATAGAAAAGGCAGACGGAATCGGCTGTGGAGTCATGCTAATAAGCAAAGAGACTCTTAATGCTATAGAAAAGCCTTGGTTCTTCTTTGAATTATTGCCTGAGAATAAACTCTTAGGTGAGGATATTTACTTCTGTATCAAGGCAAAAGATGTCGGTATTGATACTTATATAGACCATGATTTATCACAAGAGATAGGTCATGTCGGAAATTACACCTATGGATGGCATGACATACTATGAGCTTTACTAACTATTCTGCGCTACAGACTACGATAGCTAACTATTTAGGTCGTACTGACTTAACTGCTCAGATTCCTACTTTCATTCAATTAGCTGAAACTCGCCTTGCTAGAGAGCTAAGAACTAGACAGATGTTAAGTTCTACTACTATGAGCATGACAGGTGGAGACAGCACAGTTTCGATTCCTTCTGACTTTTTAGAATTAAGGGATCTATTTATCCAAGGCAACCCTAGGATTCCTGTTACTTATCTGTCTCCTAGTATTTTCACAAGAAATGCTAGGGCAGAGGAGTCAGGAAAACCAGTATTTTATACAGTATTGCAATCAGAATTTGAGTTTGCACCTATACCTGATACTAATTACACACTAGAGATGCTTTACTATGCAAAGCCAGTACAATTGAGCAATGCAAATACTAGCAATATATTTTTAACAAACTACCCTGATGCCTTGCTTTATGGTAGCTTGATGGAAGCAGAGCCATACCTAATTAATGATGCTAGAGTCCAGTTATGGGGTTCAATGTATGACAGGGCAGTAACAAATATTAATGATTCTGATGATAATTCTGAGAACTCAGGTGTGCCACTAACAATGAAGGTCGCTACACAATAAATTTGGTCTAACTAACGGAGTAAATATGTCTACAATAACAAAAGATAACAATGGTCAATTAGCGCAATGCTTTGGGTTTGGTACTACTCAAACTGTTGCCATTGGTTCATCAAGCACACAAAGCACAGCAGTAGCATCAACAACTAAGGTCTTGCGCCTAGTTGCTACTACAGAGTGCCATTTAGCTATCGGATCTAATCCTACAGCTTCACAGACAACAAGTTTCTATATGCCAGCAAATACGATTGAGTATGTTCGTTGCGGTGGCTCAGATAAAGTTGCAGTTATCCAGAGATCTGGTGGCTCAACTGGTAGCTTGTTTGTAACTGAAACTGTATAAGAAAATACTATGTTAGTTAGACCAAATAGATTAATGACAAAGTCTAGTAATAATGCGAATATTACTAGCTCATCAATGGCAATGGACTTCATTACTGGGAGTCTTGATCCAAAGGTGACCTTCAGCCGAGCCTCTAACGCTACTGTCACTAACTCTAGTGGCAATATTGTCTATGCCCCGCATAACTTACTAACATTCTCTGAGCAGTTTGATAATGCTGCTTGGACTAAAGCTAGAACTACAATTACTGCGAATAACACCGCAGCTCCCGATGGAACTACTACAGCAGACAAGCTAATTGAAGATACAAGTGCATCAACAACGCACCTATTTCAGCAGAACTTTTCATGTGTAGCTGGCTTTACATATTCAACATCTATTTACATCAAAGCATCTGAAAGAAACACAATACGGATTCAGTTTCCTTCTACTGGATTTGGTGTTAATGTGATTTGGTCTTTTAACGCAGCCTTAGGGTCTGTTACACCAATAGCAGGAACTACAGGAACGACAGCATCAATAACCCCTGTGGGTAATGGATGGTATCGTTGTCAATTAACTGCCGTAGCCACCTTAACTGCAACAGTAAGTTTGCAGATGTTTATGGTAAACGAACTTAACCAAGTTACTTATACAGGTGATGGTGTATCTGGCATCTTTATTTGGGGAGCACAGCTCAATGTAGGCTCATTACAGTCTTACAACCCAACAACTGTTAAGAACTTACTAGGGTTCTCAGAGCAATTTGATAACGCTGCATGGACTAAGAGTAACTCATTTATTCAGACTAACTTGCTAACCTTTAGCGAACAGTTTGATAATGCAGCATGGACAAAGACAAGAGCTTCTATTACTGCAAATTCTGCATTAGCTCCAAATAGTTCAACAACTGCTGATAAGTTAGTTATTGATACTACAGCAGCAACAAACCATTGGACTGGTCAAAACTACTCTGTAACAAGCGGTATCACTTATACCTACTCTGTATATGCAAAAGCAGAGCAATACTCTGAAATTAACTTACGATTTAGTGCTCAGTTCCCAGCAGGTAATGTTTACTTTAATTTATCAAATGGAACATTAACCAATAGCGGTACTTTAGTTGATTCTAGTATTACCAATGTCGGTAACGGATGGTATCGCTGTTCTATAAGTCAAACAGCTAACGCTACTGGAACTGCTACTGCTCAAGTGTTTTTAGCTTCTGCTGGCTCTATCACTATTGCAACTGCAAACGGTACTGATGGTTTGCTATTATGGGGTGCTCAATTAGTCCAAGGCTCTGTAGCTGGTAATTATCAGCAGACTACATCATCTGCTTTGGCTGTGATGTACCAAGACCCTAACGGTACTTTGACTGCGGATAAGTTGGTAGAGGATACAGTTAATACTTCTCATTTTACTAATGTGACGCCAACTGTTGTGACAAATACACCTTATGTTTTTAGTGTTTATGCTAAACAAGGCGAGAGAAGATATTTTAGAATACAAAATTTTAATGCCTCTGGTGATGTTGAATTAGCTGTTTTTGACTTACAAACAGGTACTATTGTTTCTCAATCAGGAACTACAGAAAGTCAGATTATTTCAGTCGGTAATGGATGGTATCGTTGTTCAGTTCCGTTAATTAATAATACAGATACTGGCTCTAATATTTCTATTCAGTTATATCAAACATCAACAACTGCATCTTACACAGGTGATGGCACTTCTGGCATTTACATCTGGGGAGCACAGTTATCTGACTCTGCATCACTAGACCAATATGTGAACAACCCAGTAGCTGCTCCAAGCTCTACAGCTTACTATGGCCCACGATTTGATTACGACCCAGTAACTCTACAGCCATTAGGCTTGTTGATTGAGGAGCAGAGAACAAACACCATTCGCAACAACTCAGGTGTTGGTGCTGTTGTAGGAACAACTACTTTGCCTACTAACTGGACTTACACAGGTGGCGGTTTAACAGCTACCGTTGTTGGTTCAGGCTCTGAAAGCGGTATTAACTATGTTGATATTCAGTTCGCTGGAACAACAAGTTCTACATCAGCAGGATTAAGATTTGAAGGTAGTGCAGGTGTGACAGCTTCTACTGGTCAAGTATGGACAGGTAGTATGTATATTAGAAGGGTCGCTGGTGCTACAACAAATTTTTCAACAATAGGTCTTAGTTTACAGGGCTTGGTGTCTGGTGTAATTGCAGACCAATCAGCAATCACTATTACAAATGATTTAAACGCAACATCAATATCATTATTTAGACCAACGACCACAGTCACACTTAGCACAGCATCAACTACAACTGTAAGACCACAAGTTTTATTTACTTTTTCAAGTGGTGTAGCTATAGACATTACCCTTCGCATTGGTTTCCCACAGCTTGAACTTGGTGCTTTTGCCACTTCAGTTATCCCTACGACTACTGCACAGGTCACTAGAAGTGCTGATGTGGCATTGATTCAAGGTAGTAACTTTAGTAGTTGGTACAATGTCAATGAAGGAACTGTATCGGCTAACTTTAGTGCTTTTGCAAACAGCACCAATCGTTATGTTATTGATATTGAGCAAAGTGCATCAGCTAACTCAAGGATTGACATCAACATCAATACAAGCAATGTGATAAATCCTAGAACTGTTGTCTCAGGTTCAGCAATAGCTTCTTTGACTGGCGGAACTTATACAGTAAATAGTTTGGCAGATATTGCTTTTGCTTACAAAGTAATTGACTACGCATCATCATTTAACGGTGCTACTGCTGTAACAGCTACAACTGCTGGTGTATTACCAAGCGATTTGGCAAGAATGTATATTGGCTCTCTTACAGGCTCAGGAAGTTTAAACGGACATATCCGTCAGCTTGCATACTATCCTCGCAGACTCCAAAACTCAGAACTACAGGCGATTACACAATGATTGATTACTACTTAAAAGTAAGTTCAGAATCAGAGCTAAAGAGTATCTTGGTTCAAGCTGAGTTAGCGACTGAAACAGAAGAAGGCTTGGCTCTAGCAGATGGAGTAGCTTTGGATGTCATTGGTGAGATTCCTGATGTCAAAGGCTTTCATGCTAACTTGAGAATCACTAAAGAGCTAGAGGACTGGCAAGACTTGTCAGCCTATGCAGTAGAAGTCAATTCACCTTTTAGGGTATGGGCATAATGGCAAATCAAAGGATTACATTTGGAGAGTGGCTACCTGATCAGCCTTCTGTATTAGGTGGGCTTGTAAAAGCCGACAATGTATATTCTCGTGCTATTGGATATGGTGGTATTCCACAATTAGAAGATTACTCAGGTAGTGCATCTGAAAACCTAAACAATGTTGTAGCTGGTAGAAACCCTGATGGAACTGTATCTATTTTTGCAGGTAGTGCTACAAATCTGTATAAATTAGACACAGGTGATATGTCTTTGGATGATGTATCAGGATCGACTTATTCAACACAAGAAGGTCAAAGATGGAGATTTACCCAGTTTGGCAATAGATTAATTGCTGCCAATGGCTACGATAAGTTACAAGGCTGGTTATTAGGAACTTCTACTGCATGGGCTAATTTAGCTTCAGATGCTCCAAAAGCAAAATATATTACAGTAGTTAGAGACTTTGTAGTAAGTGCTAACTTATATGATGTCTCTAGTCCAATGCCATTTAGGGTTAAGTGGTCTGCTCTCAATGATGAGACATCTTGGGCTGATTCAGCTACAACTCAGTCTGATTACCAAGAGATTCCTGACGGTGGAACTATTGTTGGCATTACAGGTGGTGAATTTGGTCTAATCTTGATGGATAGATCAATTTATCGCATGAGCTATGTCGGCTCTCCTTTGGTATTCCAGTTTGACAATATCACTAGAAACCTAGGCTGTTATGAGGCAAATTCTGTCATTCAGTATCAAGGAACAACCTTTTTCTTATCTGATGACGGATTTTATGCCTGTGATGGTCAGCAAGTGTTTCCAATTGGTAAAGAGAAGGTAGACGGATTCTTCTTTATTGATGTGGACGATACATATATGTCCAATATGTCTGTGGCTATTGACCCATTTAAAAAGCTAGTTATTTGGGCTTATGCTTCTAAAGGACAGGGCGGTAAAGTTAATAAGTTATTGATTTATAACTTCCAAACTAAGAAGTGGTCTAGTGCTACGACAACTGCCGATAGAATAGCGGATGTATCTACTCCATATACAAGTTTAGAGGGATTGGATACTATTTCTGCCTCATTAGATGCTTTAGGAACACCTTTGGATTCTAGGCTCTGGGTAGGTGGCAAAATGCTACTTGCTGGTACAAAAGGTGCAAAAATCATAACATTTACAGGCACTAATTCTACTGCTACAATTCAGACAGGAGAATTGTCTCTTGAAAATCGTAAGTCTGCATTAACCTTGGTTCAGCCTATTGTGGACAATGGATCATCTAATGTAGCTGTGTTTTCTAGAGACTTACTAACAACTCAAATTGTATTTGGATCATCAACAGCAGCAGATTCAGAAAATAGGGTTTCATTGAGAAGCATGGGAAGATACCACTCTTTACAATTCACACCTACAGGCTCAGATTGGCAGTCAATTATTGGTGCTGATGTAGAGATTGTTCCTATGGGTGGCAGATAATGTTTAGAGTTTTGCCACCTTTCGGTGCAGACCAGCGAGGTGTGGCTGAAGTAGTCAATGGCATTATGAATGGCAAGACCAACAATACAGGTCTTGTCACCTTGGCTACAGGATGGGCAACAAGCACTACTATTACAGATGCTCGCATTGGTATAGATTCAGTAATTATTGTAATTCCATCTAGTGATGCTGCCGAGAGTGATGCAGCTCCTTATGGATGCTTTACAAACAATACAGACCAGACTTCTCCTAGTGTTGGATCTACTGCGGTAGTCGTATATGACACTACAGAAGAAGCAAGTGGTGTTTATTTGTCTAATAGCTCAAGACTGTATGTTAGAAACTATGGCATTTACAATGTCCAGTTCTCAATACAGTTAGTTAATAACAATAATGCAGCTCAATATGCAGATGTTTGGTTTAGGCTCAATGGCACAGATGTTCCAAGAAGTGCTAGTAGATTTGATATTCCTGCTAGAAAGAGTGAAGGTGATCCTAGCCATGTCATTGGCACAGTTAATACCTTTATTGAGATGCAAGCTGGTCAGTATGTAGAGATTGCAGGAACAACCAGTAGCACAGATGTAGCCTTAGAGCATTATGCAGCAGACCTTGTTATTCCAAGACCTGCAATACCAGCAGCAATTACAACAGTTCAGTATATAGCACCACTATCATCAGGCAATGTTTATATCAGCTCTCAGACCAATGGGAGTGCAACCCTGTCTCATTTTGCTAACGATACAGCAAATAAGACTTACAAATATATAGTAGTAGGATAAAGGAAATATCATGGCACAAACCGTAAGCACTTCAAGCATTGATCCAGCTTTATTGCCCTATTTAACAACAGGGCTAGAGAGAGCTAAATCACTATTCTTGACAGGTGAACAACCTAGATTCTTTGAGGGACAGACCTATGTCAGCCCTTCTGCTCAGACTCAACAGGCTTTGGCTCAACAAGAGGCTCTAGCAACTCAGGCAAGCCCTGTATTGCAACAAGCTCAACAAGCCTACCAACAGTCTCTGGGTGGGATTGGTGCTACTGCTGCTGGTTCATTCCTAGGTAGTAACCCTTATCAACAGCAGATGATGCAAGCTGCTACAAGACCATTAGAGCAACAGTTCTCTAATCAGGTATTGCCTAATATTGCTAGTCTTTTCTCTAAGGCTGGTCGTTATGGCTCTGGTGCTATGCAAAATGCTCTTGGAACAGCCACAGAAGGCTTTGGTCGAGCATTAGGTGACATTACTTCTAATATTGCAGGACAGCAGTATCAGCAAGAAAGAGGCTTGCAACAACAGGCTCAAATGGGTCAAGCAGCCTTGGCAGCAGCAGCTCCACAGATTTATGGTCAGCAGTTCTTGCCTACTCAGCAATTGGCACAAGTTGGTGCAGCTAGAGAAGCTATTGCAGCTCAACCATTACAAGAGCAGATGGCTCGATTCCAGTTTGGTCAGCAATTACCATACCAACAGTTACAGGGTTATTTATCATCTGTATATGGTAGCCCAATGGGATCTTATGGTAGCCAGACAACTCAAACTCCTAACAACTATATTGGTTCTGCTTTGGGTGGTGCTGGTCTAGGTTATTTAGGTGGTAGCTTACTAGGTGGCAATACCTTTGGTGTTAGCAACTCAGTTCTAGGTGCTGGTTTAGGCGCATTAGGTGGCGGTTTATTAGCAGGATTCTAATGATTGTTTCTTATAACCCTAGTTTACAAAATATAGCTTTAGAGCTAGGGAATAAAATGCACTTAGAAAGTAGGTTTAAAAAATATAATTTTGATAACAATAAAATTATCAAGGTTCTAGAAAATCCAAATGTCTTTTGTAAGATAGCGTTTATAGATGAAAAGCCTGTTGGATTTTTTATTGGTGTAATACAGCAGATGTGGTTTTCAGATGAAAAAGCAGGATACGATTTAGCTTTGTATATTGATAAAGAATATAGAGGCGGTATGACTGCTGTTAGGTTAATTAAAGAATTTGAAAAGTTTTGCAAAGAAAATAATTGTGTAACTATAAATCTTAATGCTGGTGCTGAGATAGCAAATGAATCAGCAAAGCGACTTTATAAAAAACTAGGCTATAACGAATATGGGTTTATGACTCATAAGGAGATTTAAATGTGTGGTGGTGGCGGAATTATAGATGATGCAGTAGATTTTGTGGCAGATCCTATTAAGGATGCTGGCTCATGGATTGACGATAAGGTTAATGAAGAAATCCCGGGCGGATGGTACACAGTAGCTGCTGTGGCTGGCGGTGCTTATTTAGGAGCTGAAGCAATTGCTGCTGGTAATGCTGCGGAAGCTAGTGCTTTGGCTAGTGGAGCAACTGCTACAGAGGCTGCTGCTGCTGGTGCTAGTGCTGCTACTGCTACAGAAGCTGCTATTGCAAGTGGAACTACAGACTTTTTAGGCTCTCAGGCTTTAGGTGGCGCATCAACAGGTGCAGTAGGCTCTGGAGCTACAGGAGTTGGATTAAATGCAGGGACTGTAGCAGGTGCAGCAGGTGGTACAGGCATTAGCACAGGGTCATTAGCTGGAACAGCATTAGGTGCTGGAATGGGTGGTGTAGGAACTACTGCATCAAGTGGCTTAGGCTACTTAGGTGGAGCTTCATCATTGCCAGCAGGAACAGCAGGAATGGCAGGTGTAACAGCTTCATCTCCAATATCTATTCAGCAAGCTCTAAGGGGTGCTAATTTAGCTAATAGCTTATTAGGGCAACAGCCTACAGCTACAGGTATGCCAAGACAACAAATCAGACCTGCTGGAGCTGTGGATTACTCAGGTATTCTTACTCTTTTAGAGCAAAAAGCTAAAAGACCAAACATTCTTTCTTTATTAGGATAAAGACATGGCAACTATTGATGATTTACTAGGTTCACCAGAATTTTTAAGACAGTTAATTGGTGAGCAACAATTTGCAAAGACAAGAGACCAAGCTATCAATCAGGGCATTTTGCAAGCATCTTTAGCTGCTTTGGGCGGTAGAGGCAATACAGGTCAAATTTTATCTCAGGCAGGTCAAGCAGGTATTCAAGGATACCAAGGTGCTTTTGATAGAACTTTGCAAGATATGCTACGGTCTACACAAGTTCAAGATATGCTAGAAAAACAAAAGAGAGATAAAGCATTTAGAGATAGCATTTCAAAAGCATATACAACAAAAACAGTAGGCACAGGCTTAACAATGTCTGGAGAAGGATCTCAACAACAAATGCTTTTAGACCAAATCCAAGATTTTGGTCAAGAAGGTGCTTTATCTACAGTAGGCGCATTGCAGTCTAATGTTAATTTGCCACAAGAAAGAGTTTTAGATCAAAGAAAGTTTATGAGTGCTTTGGCTGAATACAATCCTTTAGAGTATGCAAAGCTAACAATGACTGGTGAAAAAGCTCCTGATGTTATCAGAACTTTTGAATCATTTATGAAAATGAACCCAGAACAACAAAAGCAATTCTTGGCTTTTAAAGCATCTGGAACACCACAAACAAATATCAGCCTTGGTGACAAAGGAATAGATAAAATTACATCTGAAGCTGTAAAAGGTTACTACGATAGAGCAGGTAGTGCTAGACAGATGGCTATTGCATCTAATGTAGTGGCTGATTTACTTGAAGGTCAAGGTGGTGGTAAGGCTGTTCAAATAGGAACAGATTTAGCTAGAACACTAGGTCTTGGAGACAAGGGAAGTATTGCATCAGCAGATGCAGCAGCAGCTTTGGTAACACAAACAGCAGTTAAAGTAAGACCAGAAGGATCTGGCTCTACTTCTAACATTGAATTTGATGCTTATAGACAGTCTGTACCAAGTTTGGCTAACAGCCAGCAAGGAAGAAGATTAATGGCTAATATCAATACTGCTTTTGCTGATAGAAATGAAGCTCTTGCTGATTATGCTGCTCAACTATATAGCCAAGGCAAGTATTCATTAAAGGCTATGAGAGACTATGACCAATCATTAGGTGCAATTCTTCCACAAAACTTTAATGAGCAAGTAACAGCTATTACAGGTAAAGCTCCTGCACAGCGTAGAGAATATAGAAGATAAGGATTTAACATGGCTGGCAAAGTTATTAAACTAACAGATGGTACTGAGGCTGTATTTAATGTTAATGAGTCTTTAGAGTCTATTGATGCAAAGTTAGCTAAAGATGGTTTAGAAAGAAATAAAGAGATTAAGCCATTCTTGGAAAAAGAAGGCATTTCTGGCATGACTGATGAAGCTCTTGCTAAGATTAACTACCCAATTGTTCAAGGTGCTGCTGGGCTTGGTGGTTTAGCTGGTGCTTTACAAAAAGGTGTAGAGGCTGGCACAGGTAAGATTGCAGAGTTACTAGGATATACACCAGAACAAGCACAAGCAGGTCGTATGGCAGTTAGATTGCCAACTCCTAGCGATATTACTAGAGCTGTTGGTGATGCAGGTGTGCCAATGCAAAGAGCAGAAACCATTGGCGGTAGAGCTGCTCAGAATTTAGTGCGAAATGTAGTATCTGCTCCTGTAGCTGGTGCTGTAGTTCCATCATTATTATCTGCTGTAGGTGAGGAAGCTGTTGCTTATCCATTTATTGGCACACCATTAGAGTCTACTGCTAGAACTGCTGGAGCATTATTTACACCATTAGTTCCTGCTCCTACAATGTTTAGATCTCCTTTAGAGAGAATGTATGCAGAGTCCACAAAGCGAGTAACTCCTCA